GTAACTTAGTACGGTTGAGCCCATATTGAAATCTGGCATGTCGGCTAGTCTCATATCAATCCATTGGGCCTTAAACTCTGCTAAAAATATTTTAGCGAGTTTGGCCTGACAGTTTGCTATGAGAATACCATTTCTCTTTTCAAAAATGTTATCGTTAGGGAGAGAAATCGCCTTAACAAGATCTCTAATCGAGTCCAGTTTTCTGGCTTTATTTTGGAGCATAACATTGTTTAGTAAACCTTTCATAATTGGAAGTTTACTTATATAATAAAGGGGAGATGTATACAAATCTGAGGGGTCTCCCAGACCAATTGCAGCTTGTTCAACTAAACTGCTATTCGTCATCAGACGATTAGCATAGTTTAGGTAATCAGCGTTAACTTTTCTGAGAATCTTATCACATCCTAAATAAATCAAATTGTTTATTTCAATTTCAGGAAGTCTAAAATTGACTTCACTGTTAGGATACAATTCACATAATCTTTCGATTAAGTTTCTTGTTTCCCCAAATTGAATAAATAGATTTAAAGCATGTAATAATTTTACCCTAGATAGTAAATTCTGTCGTACCTTCGGTTTCAGTTGTAGCAATTCATGCAATTTGTCTAAAAGCCCTGGTATTGAAGTAAATCCTAAAGGAATATAATGCCGCTCATAGATCAAAGTATATAGATTTTGATAAATCAAATGATACTTATGAACTGTGGAAGCAAAACCTCCTAACTGGATTCCTGTAACTTCGATTCCGTCAATGAACACACGTTTTGCGAATTCATACATATTAAATGAAATATTTGATTTTGGAATAGAAATTCCAACATCAAGTTCTTTCATATATTCGAGGTATAATTTTGCAACCTCATCATGCCATATTACTATGTCATCACCTAGAATTTGATAAAACCATTCGGTTAAACCAAGTTCTTTGTGAATAACGTATAATATGAAATGATGTGTGATTGTAAAAGTAGACCACGAAGAATATGCACCCATTGGTTGTCCGGCTGCATAAGAAACATATGTTTCTTTACCATCCTTAGATAACCAAGGTACAATGAATTCGAAAGATGTTAATACCATTCTCCATCGAGTTGAAAAATCTTCAC